TATGGGGTGGGTGGGCCCGCAAGGGCACAAGATATAGTATGGCAGTTTAGAATAATTCTAATGTGCAAACAGTTGCATTTATGCAACTGTCAAGAAAATAATTAAATTAAATAAATAAAATAATAGTTGCAATCTGTTTGTGTTCTATGTTATTCTATATGCTTAGAACAGGGCAATGGTATGTAATGCCTGTCATAACATGGATGAATAATGTATGAACGCAAAGCAGATGAAAAAAATTAGAAGACTTATCAAACCTATTCAAGTTGAATGGGTGCGTAGTTTATTGAACGAAGAAGAAGCAGAGAAAGTAAGCCTATCTAATATAGATACTATGCTTTCTAAACAAACACACTTCATGGTCAAAGGAACTATGCACTTATCAGCTATGACTGATAAATGGATTGTAAAGTATTTAAAAAAATATCCCAACATAACTTGTTACAAAGATATGTTAGGTATTCCTGAACTTAAAAAGAAATTAGATTTAGGATGGTAAAAAAAGTTTGACATTATATTTTAGTGTATGATATAATGACCAAAAGAGAGAGCAGTTAAGCATATTCCCCTTGTTTTTGTAGTCTATCTCCGCTTAATTTGCATCACATAAAGCACACTCCGAGAGTGAGTGGCTCTCAAAACTCTCACTTTATTTTAACACATAGCCACAGGAGGATTGAACGACATGGCAATTTTAGAAGGACAAGGATATTGGTGTTCTATACAGACACCTAACACAAAGTTTGAACCAGTTTATAGTGTTAACTTAGTTGTTGACGAAGAAACTGCAAACGACTTTGCTTCTAGAGGACACAAAGTTAAACAAATGGACGAAGGTCCTGCGCTAGTTATTAAGCGTAAGGTAAACGGACCGAAGGGAATGGTAAGACCTGCACCTCGTTTGCTTGATGTTAACAAACAACCTTTGGATGCAGCAGTAGGTAACGGATCTAAAATTCGTGTACAGTATAACGAATATAGTGGAGCAGGTGCTTACGGACCATATACAGGATTAGATTTACAAGCTGTTCAAGTTGTAGATTTAATACCTTACAGGAACGCAGACGGATCTGAGTTCTTTGAAGACGGAGAAGGTGGAGAGGAGTTCTAGTATGACTAACGAATCTACACAACCTCTACTTACGATTGACGGAGTGCAAATAAATCCTGATGAATTATCAGACAAAGGCAAACACATTGTAGCTAGGCTTCATCAACTAACCAATGATAAAAATTTATTACTGGTTAGGCTACAAGAAAAAGATATAGTTATCAAGGCTTTTCGTAATGAACTTATAGCAGACTATCAATCAGACAATACTGAACCAGAGGAGGAAGATCCAACAGTAAAGTCAAATAACTAAAACATAAGAGGTAGTCTACACGATACCTCTTTTTTTTTCTAAGGAGATAGAATGGAAACAAAATTTATAAAACATAAACAACCATGCCCTTTATGTGGGAGTAGTGATGCAGTTTCTGTAAATGAAAATGGATCAGCAAAATGTTTCAGTTGTAACAAGTTTATTCCTAAGTATGACGGAACAAATACCCATGTAGTTACACCCACAATAGTATCATCACAACCTAAGATAGAAAGTCCACAGTTAAGTTTCAACGCTCTAACTGATCGAGGTATATCAAGAGATACTGCTGTTAAGTATGGTGTAAAAAGTGAAGTGTTTGCAGGCAAGGTAACCAAACACATTTATCCTTATTACAAAGGAACAGATATTGTAGGAACTAAAGGCAGGAATGTAGAGAAGAAAAACTTCTACTGTAACGGAACGCTAGAAAATACAGGACTATTCGGAGAACAGCTATTCAAACACGGAGGTAAGTACCTCACTATTACAGAAGGAGAGTGTGATGCTATGGCAGTTTACGAAATGTTTAAAGGTAACTGGTCTGTAGTTTCATTGAAGCGTGGTGCTAGTGCTGCTGTTAGAGATATACGAGAAAGCATAGAGTTTGTAGAGTCCTATGACAATGTTGTTCTTTGCTTTGACTCTGACAAGCAAGGCAGAGAAGCAGCTAAGAAGGTAGCTAAGATACTCAGACCAAACAAAACTAAGATTATGACTTTACCAACAGAGTATAAAGACGCTAACGATATGCTCAAAGCTAAAGCATTCAAAGAGTTTAACAAATCTTTTTGGGAAGCTAAGACCTATACTCCTTCTGGTATATTAGAGCTGTCAAGTAAGAAAGATGATTGGTTGAACAGAGAAGTAAAAGAGAGTGTTGCCTATCCGTGGGAAGGTCTTAACAAGAAACTCTTTGGTATGCGCAAAGGAGAGCTTGTAACACTTACAGGTGGTACAGGTCTTGGTAAGTCTAGTGTGACTAGAGAGTTAGAGCATTGGCTTATTAAGAATACCGAAGATAACGTAGGTATCATTGCTCTTGAAGAGAACTGGACTAGAACTACTGACGGACTTTTATCTATTGAAGCTAATGACAGGATATATCTTAACGAAAAGCGTAATAAGTATTCAGAAGAAGAACTGTCTAATTTATTTGATAAAGTTATCCAGACAGGCAGAGTCTTTGTCCATGCTCATTTAGGTGCAACAGACATAGACGAGATCTTTTCTAAGCTACGATACATCATAGTTGGTTGTGAGTGTCAATGGGTTGTAGTAGATCACTTACACATGCTAGTAAATGTAATGACAGAAGGAGATGAAAGACGAGGTATTGATAGTTTGATGAATCGTTTACGATCTTTGGTAGAAGAAACAGGAGTAGGTATGATTCTTGTTTCACACTTGAGAAGAGCAACAGGAGATAAAGGACATGAGAAAGGTGTAGAAGTTTCTTTATCTCATTTAAAAGGCTCACAAGGTATTGCGCAGTTGTCTGATTGTGTGATAGCATTAGAAAGAAATCAACAGGCTGCTAATAAAAAAGAAGCCAACACAACTAAGGTTAGAGTATTGAAGTCTAGATACACAGGAGATACTGGACTAGCTTGTAAGTTAGTTTATGATTCTGAAACTGGTAGACTTTTTGAAGATACCGAACAAGAAACATTCGACAACGAGGTCACAGAATATGAGTTCTGAAATAGTATTTGATATTGAAACAGACGGATTGAAGCCGACTAAGCTATGGTGCATAGTTGCTAAATCTACTACAGGAGAAATAAAAAAGTTTCCTCCTAATAAAATTGAAGAAGGTATAGACTACTTAAAAAGTGCTGACACTTTAGTAGGTCATAACATTATTGGATATGATATACCTGTAATTAAAAAGTTGTTAGGAGTAGAACTAAAAAACAAAGTGTATGATACTTTGGTTATGTCTAGACTTGCTAACCCTTCTCAAGAAAACGGACACAGTTTGAAAAATTGGGGTTACAAAACAGGTTATCACAAGTTAGAATCTCCTGATTCATTTGAAGAATACACACCTGAAATGCTTAAATACTGTAGCCAAGATGTGCTACTCAATGAGTTAGTGTACGAAAGATTGAAGAAAGATACAGTTCTTTTTGGTAAGGAAAGCATAGAGTTAGAACACAAAGTTGCAGAGATTATTCAACAACAACGTGAGAATGGTTTTGCTTTTGACGAGAAAGCTGCTATGACTTTGCTTGCAGATTTACAGCACAGGATAGAAGAAGTTAAAGAAGAAGTTAGAATTACATTCAAACCTAAATGGGTAGATGATAAGTTAGTTAAACCTTATGTAAAAAAAGATGGTCAGTTATCTAAACGTGGGTTGACTGATGAAGAATACGATAACTGTTTGTGGTTTGGTAACACAGAGCCTTTCATGCGTAAGAAGTTAGTTGACTTTAATCTCGGCAGTCGTAAACAGATTGGAGAATACTTAACAGACTTTGGTTGGAAACCTAAACGCTTTACACCTACTGGTCAACCTATTGTAGATGAAGGAACTCTAAAAAAGATAAAGCATATACCAGAAGCACAGTTGATAGCAGAGTTTTTGTTACTGCAAAAACGCATAGCTCAAATATCTTCTTGGATAGATGCTGTTGAAGGCAACAGAATACATGGTGCTGTCATATCTAACGGAGCTATCACAGGAAGGATGACACATAGAAGTCCAAACACAGCGCAAATTCCTAGCGTAAGACAACCTTTCGGTAAAGAGTGTCGTGCTTGTTGGACAGTAGATGAAGGCAATGTTTTACTAGGTATAGATGCTTCTGGATTAGAGTTAAGAATGTTAGCACACTACATGAATGATGAGGAGTTTACTAATGAAATATTAAATGGTGATGTACATACTGCTAATCAAAAACTAGCAGGTCTAAAAACTAGAGATGTTGCTAAAACTTTTATCTATGCTTTAATGTATGGAGCAGGAGATGCTAGGCTTGGTAATGTAATGAATGCAAGTGTTAAAGCAGGTAAAAAAGCAAGAGAGTTATTCTTTGAAAACAAACCTGCATTTAAAAAATTAAATGATAAAGTTAAGTCAACAGCTAAAGTTAGAGGATATTTAAAAGGATTAGATAAAAGAGTTCTTTGGATAAGAAACGAACACGCTTCTTTAAATACTTTACTACAAAGTGCAGGAGCTATAGTTATGAAGAAAGCTCTTGTTTTACTTGACGAATATTTAATAGAAAGAAACTTAGAATATAAGTTTGTTGCTAACATACATGATGAATGGCAGATGGAAGTTCCTCAAGATATTGCAGATGAAGTAGGTCGTTTAGGTGTAGAAGCTATTGTAGAAGCAGGAAACTTTTTTAATCTTCGTTGTCCTTTGGATGGTGAATACAAGTATGGGAGAGATTGGAGTGAAACGCATTAGAATGAATACGAATAGAAAAGGAGACTTTGCAGAATACTATGCTGTCACTTGGCTATGGGATAATGGGTATGAGGTATTTCAAAACTCAGGTTGTACAGGTCCTATAGATATGATTGCTATGGATAAGAAAGGTGAGATTACTTTGATTGATGTTAAGACAGCACAACCAGACCATAGAGCAAGCACAGGAAATAGAGTTCAGTTCAAAGCAGGAAGAACTAAAAAACAAATAGAGTTAGGTGTTCAGTTCTTACTGTTCAACCCTGATACTAGGAAGTTAAGGTTTGCGGAGCATAAAGATGAAGAAGAATAAAAAAACACTAGACAACTTAGTAGATAACATATATACTAAATTAGATAATCTAAACAATGAAAAGAGTTTAGGAATAACTAAAAAGCAAGCTGATGAATTTGGTAAAGCTATGAGTACTGCTTTACTTGATTGGTCTAAACCTTACAAAAAAGATCCTAAAGCTTCTTCTCTTAGAATGTCTAACATAGGAATATCAGATAGAAAACTTTGGTATGAAGCAAACCACAAGTTAGATACTGTACACGGACATTCTCCTAATACTTTTATAAAATTTTTATATGGTCATTTACTTGAGGAGTTAGTTCTCATGTTAGTTAAACTAGCAGGTTATAAAGTTACAGACCAACAGAAAGAAGTAGTAGTAGAAGGTGTCAAAGGACACATGGATTGTAAGATAAACGGAGAAGTTATAGATGTTAAGTCAGCTTCTCCATTCTCTTTTAAGAAATTTAAAGAAGGAACTTTAGCAAGCAACGATCCTTTCGGTTACTTAGGACAGATTGCAGGATATGAAGCAGCAGAGAAGACCAACAATGGTGGCTTCTTAGTTATAGATAAAGTCACAGGTGAGTTATGTCTTTATAGACCTGATGAATTTGATAAGGTTGATGGCAAAGAAAGAATAAAACATTTAAAGAAAACTCTTAAAAAGAAAAAGCCACCTCCTAGATGTCACTCTCCAATTCCTAATGGCAGTTCAGGTAACATGGCTTTACCCAGAGATTGCTTCTATTGTCCATTTAAGTTTGAGTGTCATAAAAATTCTAACGATGGACAAGGACTTAGAACTTTTAAATATTCTAGAGGTCTAACATACTTAACAAAAGTAGTTAGAGAACCAAGAGCAGAAGAAGTTACTGTATGAGAAAACCTAGAAAGATACGACCAAGAGAGAAAGGAGTTCCCAAAGGATACGATAGTAAGTGGGAACATCAACTACATACAGGTATTCTAAAAGAATGGGATCATCATTCTGATTACATAGAATATATTATCAAAAGAAAGTACGAACCAGACTTTGTTAAAGATAAAA